TGAAAAACAACAATAAAAGAAAAACCATAAAAATATTATAACACATTAAGAGGAAAAATCCATATGCCTAAATATACAAAATATCTTGAATTTTCACAAAAAGAGCGCACTGCCATAAGAGAGCGTGACAATTATCGGTGCATATTCTGCCAGATAGGCTATGAGATGCCACCGACAGCAGTCCCTGAGATGGATATAACAGACATCATGCACTACATACCACGCTCATCCATGGGACTTGGCATCAGACAGAACGGAGCAGTCGGATGCCGGTACCACCATCATATGATGGACAATGGCAGCAGTGGAAACAGAAAAGAGATGCTCGGCATGTTCAGAGCATATCTGGATGAGTTTTATCCGGATTTTACAGATACAGAGCGAAAATACGATAAATGGAGTTTTTTAAAAAAGGAGAAACCATATGTTTGATAAGTTTGGAGAATTTGATTCGTTTAGTGAGATAAACGAGCTTGCAGAAAACCTGCTTAACGAGGGTGATATAGAATCCCTCAAGGTAGTGGCGAAAGAAAATGGAATACAGGCTGATTTCGTGGACCTGTACACCAACGGAGAAATCCCTGAGCTGTGCGATAAGCTCACGGCGGCACTAGGCAAGATTGATGTCGAGGCAGCAGAGCTTAAACCAAAGGAAATCATGGAGGACTGGGTGGAGTACCTAAGAGGCCAGTGCATGGAGAATGAACTCTTAGCTCACAATGTCAGAAAGAAAGGCAAGACATTGAAGGGCTGTATAGCAGCTATCCTGACATGGTCCTTCAAGAATCAACAGACAGTTGACAAGGATATCATCAAGGCAGCAGGCGTATCAGCGAGCAAAGTCACACTCGGCATACCGGGCATGGCAAGAGCCAAGAAGATAATCACAGACTACTACATGGGAAAGTAGGCACTACAGATGAAAGAAAAAACAATAGAAAAAATACCATACCTGGGACTACAGAAGATAAGCAGAAAAAAATCTGTGAAGTACATTGGAGTTACTGCAGTCAAGATCATAGGACATAAAAAGCACCTGCTCCTTGAGGTGTACGAAAATAAAAAGGAGTCAAAAAAGATTCCTGTGGTGAGAATCACACTTACCAAGAAGGACTTCGGAACGTACTGGCCGGACAAAAATATATGGACGCGCCAGCAGGTTTCATATTACAGACCAATATGGATGGAAACATACACCGGGGGAACCCTGACAGATGAAAATATCCTGCAGAGCCCGGAAGACCTTGAGAGGATAAAGAACTTTTGCGGCACCAAGCTTTTCGATGCTTCTTGGTGGTGGGAGCACATATCAAGATACGAGGCCGACATCACATCAACAGAAAGGATAAACAGAGTAGAGCGAGAGCGCAAGAGACGCCAGGAAGCACTGAAGGACAGACAGGCAAACACCAAGGCACTACCTGAAAAAGCAATACTGTACAGAGCTGATCACGCGTATTTCCATGATGAGCACTTTCTATATTACAAGAAGCATGGAAGCCGGGCTGACATAGCCTGCAGTAAGTGTGGCGGTGTGACCACTGCAAGATGGAAAAGCAGTGGAGCATACGAGGACCAGTTTGAGAGAAACATAGAAGAGCCGCGAGAGAACAGCTTCGGCACATGTCCTATGTGTGGTGCACGCGGACAGTACAAGTGCAAAGGAAAAGTAAAAGGCAGCATCAGAAAAACCCGGTATCTGTTTCTTGGCCAGAAATATAAGGACAATGGTTTTGTTATGAGATACATACAAGTAGAGAAAGAGTGGACACTCGGCTTCATTGCAGGCGAAAACGGCAATGAAATGTACAACGCATATGAAAAGCTGTCGGGGGTTGAACTGGCAAGGGCATATTTCGAACCCGGCAAAAAGGTGCAGGTTGACTACAACAAGCATGATCCGTATGTAGGAAAAGACTTTTGGGATGATTGCAATCTATATGGCTTGTCAAGCATCAGAATCAATTCCGGGCCAATACTTCCCGAGACATACGGTGAGATGACAGGAACCATGTTTCAATACAGTGCTATGAAGGAATACACAAACAGTCTCATGAGCGTATGCAATCCGGTTGAGTACCTTGAGTGCTACATGCGTACACCACAGCTTGAAATGCTTGTGAAGATGCACCTGATAGGAGTAGCTGAGAGGCTTGTCAAATGCCAGTATGGAATCATCAAAGACGAAACAGCAACAAGACCGGATGAGTTTCTCGGCATCAGAAAGGAAAAGCTTAAGCTGCTTATCAAGGAAAAAGGAGATATAGGTCTGCTGAGGGTTCTGCAGATGGAAAAGAGAGCCATGGAGAACTGGACAGATGAACAGGTGCAGCAGCTGGCAGAAACCGGACTCACATACACACAGGTCGTGCTCGCAGAGAAATACATGACATTACAAAAATTTTTAAACCGCATAAAGAAATATGCATGCTGTGATTACGGAGGCTGCAGTCAGTCGGTATACAGAATCAGACACATGGCCTCTACATACGCTGACTACCTAAGCATGAGAGAAGACAGAGGCTATGACCTGACCAACACGGTATATCAGTTCCCACGTGACCTGGATGAAGCCCACGAAAAGATGGTGGAAGAGGTCAATAAGGAAAAACTGGACAAGCATTTGAAGGATGTTGCGGCGCGCTTCCCGAACATTCGACACAGCTACAGGAAGTTGAGAAAAAAATATTACTACGAGGATGAGACATACATCATCAGACCGGCAAAGTCAGCAGAGGAAATAGTAACAGAGGGACGAGTACTTCATCATTGCGTTGGCGGAGATAACTACTTAGGGAAACACAATCGGGGAGAGACGTACATACTTTTTCTGAGGTTCAAGGACACACCAAATATGCAATATGTCACTGTCGAGATTGATTCCGAAGTGCCGAACATACTGCAATGGTACGGAGCTCATGATAAGAAGCCTGACCAGGAGAACATACAGAAGTGGCTCAACGCTTACATACGAATGCTTGTGACAGGAACACTGAGGACAGCAGATATGCCGGCAATGGCTATAGCATAGGAGAAAAACATGATTTTTATAAATTCACCATTCACGATTCTGGATGAGGCTTTTCGGGGACTCTATCCAGACAAGAAATACAAAGCCTGCATTGAGCCGGACATAAAAGACAATGAAGGAAATCAAGCGTTCGGGTTCACGCAGTTCAACAAAGGAGAAATACCAGTCATCGCAATCAGCGCAGAATTGAGCATCACGGATGCAACGGAGATATTCGCACATGAACTGGCTCATGTAGCAGCAGGCGAGGGAGCAGGTCACGGAGAAAGATGGGACGAGGAGTTTCAGAAGATATTTAATGAGTACAACCGGATAGGCAGGGAAAGGTTCGGAGAAGACAGAAAAGAGGAAGATATATGGAATACGTGCAGATGACACTCGATGACTGGGTGCAAATGAAGCAGAAACTGAGGCAGGAGCTTATAGGAGTGAAGCAGAGCTTCGTGAGAATAGGCTATGCGCTCAGACAGATTGACGACCAAAGGCTTTATGAGAATGACGGCTACAAGAGTATAGCAGAATTTGCTAAGGCTGAGTACGGACTTGAGGCATCCACCACAAGCCGATTTATGAGCATCAACCGCGAATACTCGATTGATGGATATTCGGAACACTTGAGGCCGGAGTATACGGACCTTGGAAGAAGCCAGCTTGAGGAAATGCTCAAGCTCCCCGACTCTGACAGGCAGATGATACAGCCTGAGGCATCAAGAGAGGACATAAGAGAGCTAAAGAGATTCAACAAGACCGAGCCTGCAGCGGGGGTGGCAGATGACACAAGCCAGCTAATAGAGAAATTCTTTGAGGACAACAAGGATATCCTCAATGAGGTGTACTCAAACGAGTTTGATGAGGAGTCAATGAGCCGATTTGCAGAAATTGTAAATCCGGCCGGAAACCGTTCATTCAAAAAAGGTCTTTACTTTATGATGATGTACGAGAATCGCGTCACAATCAAGAAGTTTGGAGACACACCAAAAAATATGTCATGGTGGGAATTTTACAAGCTTATGTGCTCTATCTTTGATGAGGACGCAGCAGGCGCCAGAACGTGGCAGAACCATTTTGGAGGAGACGATGAAACACAGGAAAATGAGCCAACAGGAGAGCATACTACAGCAGAAACTCCTGAGCCAGAGGCTGACAATGCAGCAGTTGGAGAAGCTGGCACTGATGAGGTCGAAGAGACTGAATCGGGAAGCGTGGCAGATAATGAGCCGGCTCCTGGAGCAGGAGA